GCGAGAAGATTGCCGAGGACATTAAGAAGTATCTAGCCAAAGGCGGTAAGGTAACGCAGTGCCCGAGGAACGCGTTTACAACCGTTGACCCTGATGGCAAGCCAGTTAAAAAGAAAAAGTTCGACGGTGGGCGAAACGCTTCGTTAACCTCCCCAGAAAAAAGAACGCTCGGCGGTTTTGTGTTTCCCAAAAAAGGAGTGGGGTAATGTACGAATATAACTGCAAGATTTCCCGTGTTGTTGATGGAGATACTGTCGATGTGGATGTTGATCTTGGCTTTGGTACTTGGCGTTGCAGCGAGCGCATACGTCTTTATGGTGTGGATTGCCCCGAGTGTCGTACGCGAGATAAGCATGAGAAAGCTGCCGGACTCTTGGCAAAAGCGTTTGTCGAAGACGCCCTCCACGTCGGGGGAACCTACAAACTTCAAACCAGAGAAAAAGGTAAGTTTGGAAGATTCTTGGGGGTGATATTTGTATCAGCTAAAACGTCCATAAACGCTGCCTTAGTTACTGAACACCTAGCCGTGGCTTACCACGGGCAAAGCAAACAAGACATTGAAGACGCTCACAAAGCCAACTACGAAATTTTAAAAGAAAGAGGTTTAGTATGACAGCTTGGTCTTACAGTAGCTTGAGTACATTTAAGCAATGCCCTAAAAAATACTACCACTTGAAAGTAGCTAAAGACGTAAAAGACGTAGGTAGCTCCGCAATGTACTACGGGAACGAAGTGCATAAAGCAGCGGAAGACTACATAAAAACGAGCACTCCGATACCCGCTAAGTTTAACTATATAAAGAAGACGTTAGACGCGCTAAACAATATAGAGGGAGAGAAGCATTGCGAGATACGCATGGGGCTTGCCAAAGGAGATAACTCTTATAGGCCCACTGGGTTCTTTGCCAAAGACGTTTGGTGGCGGGGGATTGCTGACCTTCTAATAGTTAACGGCGAGAAAGCTTTTCTTGTAGATTATAAGACCGGCAAGAACGCCAAGTATGCGGATACCAAGCAGCTTGATATGCTAGCGGGTGCTACATTCGTGCACTACCCCGAAGTAAAAGTGGTTAAGTCTGCGTTAGCATACGTAGTGAGCAATGAGTTCATACAGAAAAAGCACACTGTAGATATGTACAAGTCTTACTTAAGTGTATTCGATGAAGCATTAGAAAGACTAGACGTAGCGCAAGAGCGAGATGTCTGGAATGCTGTAGACGGCCCGCTATGTGCATACTGTCCGGTCACTAGCTGCGAACACCACAGGAAACGATAATGAGTAATAACTACGTAATATTGGTAGAGGTAGATGAAACGACCTACATAGACGGGAACTACTCCGACGAGCGGTTGGCGACAGAAGTTTTTGGGCGGTGGGCAGAGACCTACCCAAACCTTGATTTTGAATTAGCAGAGCTTATTGCGGGCAACAACCCAATACCCGACGAACTTTTTATGCCTAACAACAGAGTAATTTTAGAATTTGCTAACCGCGTAGCTGAGATTACAAACAGCGAGAGCTACAAGAAGACATTACACTAAATATAGCGGAGGCCGTCATGGTTGCTAAGAAACGAGATTATAAAGCCGAGTACGCTAAGTACCAAGGCACAGAAGAGCAGAAAAAGAAACGCGCTCAACGCAACAAAGCTAGACGTAAAGCAATGCGAGAGGGGAAAGTTTCTAAGGGCGACGGCAAAGATGTAGCCCACGTCAAGGCTATGGACAAGGGCGGTAAGAACTCTGATGGTACTAGAGTAGAGACAGCGAGCCGCAACCGTTCTTTTAAGCGCGACTCAAGAGGGAACTTAGTGGCTGAGACTAGTGACCGCGAGCGTAAAAAGAAGACGTCTAAAGCATGAAAATAGTTAACAACCGAGCAATAGTGCTCAAGACTAAACGTCCCCACCTTGTCACCGAGCACTTAAAAAACTACAAAGTGGCGGAACAAGACGACGGGTATTTTAAATTGGCATTGCCTTGGCGGCTGCACGAGGCGCAAGTTTTAAATAGCCTCGGTGTTAAAGATGTACCTTCTCCCATAGGGCGCGAGTACGAGTGGTCTGGGCGCTTTGATCCGTTCGCTCACCAGAAGAAGACTGCTTCGTTCCTAACGCTCAACAAGAAGGCGTTTTGTTTTAACGAGCAAGGTACGGGCAAAACTGCTTCTGTGATATGGGCAGCGGATTATCTTATGCAAGAAGGGGTTATTAACCGTGTCTTAGTTATATGCCCTTTGTCTATTATGAAGTCTGCGTGGCAGGAAGATTTGTTTAAGTTCGCTATGCACCGCTCTTGCTCAGTAGCACACGGAACCTCCGCAGCGCGACGAAAGATAATTAACGCAGGTTGTGAATTCGTGCTTATAAATTTCGACGGGGTAGCAGTAGTCAAAGAAGAGATAGCGCAAGGCGGATTTGATCTCATCGTAGTAGACGAAGCTAGTGCGTATAAGAATGCGCAGACAAATCGGTGGAAAGTACTGCGGGATTTATGCAAGAACGTAGAATGGCTTTGGATGTTAACTGGTACTCCAGCAGCACAAGCACCTACCGATGCCTTCGGATTAGCCAAACTGATAAGCCCGCAAAACGTCCCTCAGTATTTCGGGCAGTTCAAAGACAAAGTAATGTACAAAATGTCTCAGTATGTTTGGCGTCCGAAACCAGAAGCTAGTGAAATAGTACACGCTGCGTTGCAACCGGCGATTAGGTTTCGCAAAAAAGACTGTTTGGACCTACCTAGTGTTACTTACGTAGACAGAGAAGCACCGCTTACCAAGCAACAAGCCTCGTACTACAAGACTTTAAAAGATCGTATGATTATGGAAGCAGACGGCGAGTCAGTTACATCCGTAAACGCAGCGACCAACCTTAATAAGCTGCTGCAAATTTCGGGGGGTGCTGTGTATTCAGATGACCGGGAGGTCATAGAGTTCGACGTAAGCAACCGCCTTAACGTTGTTAAGGAAGTAATAGACGAGTCTTCGCACAAGGTACTTGTGTTTGTGCCATTCACCCACACGATTGATTTATTTAAAGAATTTTGCACCAAACATAAAATAACCGCTGAAATAATTTCGGGCAAGGTGTCAGTCAACAAACGCAGTGACATAATAAAAGATTTTCAGACTACAGATAAAATCAAAGTGCTTATTATACAGCCCCAAGCAGCCTCGCACGGCCTTACGTTAACCGCCGCTAACACAGTGATATGGTACGCACCTGTTACTAGCGTGGAGACTTATCTACAGGCTAATGCACGGATAGACAGACCCGGACAACACAACCCAATGACTGTGGTGCACATTGAGGGTAGTGAAGTAGAGCGTCGGCTATACAAGATGTTGCGGTCAAACATAGCTAACCACACTAAAATAATTGATTTGTACAAAAAAGAATTAGACGCTTGACAATGTAAACTAGTTTGCTCTAGACTGGCTATCCTTTGCTAATAGGAGGTGCCATGAAATATTCAGCAGACAAGCTAACCCGTATCTACATTAAGATGCGCGAAGCAATAAGAGATAAAGAAGACGAGATAAAGTCAGTTAAAAAGCAGCAAGAAACCGTAGTAGAAAAGCTGCTTGCGCTCTGTGAAGAGCAAGACCTCGATAGTCTCAGGACTCCATCCGGCACGGTAAGCCGTCGGGTGCAGACACACTTTGGGACTAGCGATTGGGAAAGGATGTACGACTTCATCAAGGAGAACGACGCCTTTTACCTACTTGAGAAACGAATATCTAGCACAGCCATGAAAGAGTTTCTTGAGGACAACCCTGACCTTATGCCCGTGGGGCTACAGGCAAATCGTAAGTATATTGTTTCTGTATTAAAGCCGCGTAAAAAATGATTCGACTCAAAAATGATAATGGGTGTTTTTTACACCCACGGACTAACTCCCCCCTAGATTCGCTACAAGTGATGATAGTGGACCGAGGAGAGTTGTCTCGGAGCTATTACGACAGTAACGGATTGGCTTGTTGGTCAACTGGGTGTACAAACCCTGACGACAACGTGCCAGAGGGTAGGGTACAAGCTAGCAGGTGCATGGACTGCACTAAGAGCATTAAAGGGGGCGGGTACAACCGCAGTGCGCCCTGTAAGTTTTACCAAGTTATGAAAGTGCTACTCCTCAAAGACGGCATAGTCTGTGAGTTACGCATAAACGCAGGTAGTTTGTTCGCTAAAGAAACGAACAAGTTGGGCTTCTACAAGTACATTGAGTACTTGGAGCGGAACCAAGAAGAAGTAGAAAACATCTTAACCGAATTATATCTCGTCGAGCAGTACAACTCGCACAGGGTATATTTTAAACCAGTTCGACCTTTAGCCGAGGAAGAACTTGCAACCGCGAGGCAGCAAATAGAAGCAGCTTCGCAACCATCAAATCCTTTCAAAGGAAAAATAGAGGAACTAAATATGGCTAACCCATCTCACATAATCAAAGGCGTTGAAGCCCGTTACCCACGTCTGGACAAGCCTTACCGGTTTGATAACAAGGCGGGGAAGAACGGCAAAAGCGTTCCTTGTGACCCCACTGAAGACGGTGCGCGTTACGAGCTAGACTTTTGTATGTCGGCAGCGCAAGCCAAAGAGCTATACGCCCTTATGCAAGATGCTTATACCAACGCTAAAAGCCGCGACGCGTCTTGGCCTAAGAAGTTAGAGATGCCGTTTAAAAAGCAAGAAGACGGCACGTTCGTAGGCAAGACTAGTTTGAAAGCAGCATACAGCGGCAGTGCAACCGAACCCCCCGCTCAGTTCGACGCTAAAAACGAACGCCTTGGCAGCGACTTTATGCTCACTACTGGTAGTACAGTAAATGTAGCAGTAGAAATGATTGCTTTTAAAATGGCTTCTACTGGGGTGTCTTTACGAGTACGCGGCGTCCAAGTACTCAAGTATCTGCCTTACAAGCCTGCGTCTCCCTTCGATGAGGCGGACGGGTTTACTGCCGACCAGTCTAAAAGCTTGTTTACTGCAGCCGAAGATGACGACATGTTTGAAGGCGAGGGCCAGATAACAAAGCAGCCTGATCTTTTTGACGATGCTGAAGATGAAGTTAGCGAAGTTGCGGAGCCTGTGAAGCGTAAGAAGAAAAAAGAAGCGGCACCTGCTGTGGAAGAAGAGATGGCTGACATCATTGATATATGGGGCGACGAAGACTAATGAGCTACGGCTACACAAAGCGGCTCAGCATTAGGAACAAGCAAGCCGACGGCTCCATGCTAGGTGTAAAACTAGGGCGCGTGTGCATTTCGAAAGAAGTGCCCGTTACCGTTATTGCAACTTCGCTTGGGGTTAGTCGGCAGACTGTTTATAACTGGTTTGCCGGTGTCCATAAGCCTAATGAAGAATTAAAAGAACTCATCAAGGCACTGATAATAGAGTACAAAAAATGACTGATTTCGACCTCATAGATTACGTTGTCCCTACGGGCGGCTACTATTGTGTGGTTGGCGCAGGCTCAGGCTTTTTTTCTAAATTTACTGACGATAAGGAGCAAGTAAACGTTTTAGCTAACCAGTTTATAGCGGAAGGCAAAGACGTTTACTTCATGCTCGGTAAATTAAGTAAGGCCGGAAGCAGAGAAGCAACAAACGTAGAATCTTTGCAGTCTTTATGGGTAGACCTAGACTGTGGGGAGGGGAAAGCTAGCAGCATAGAACCATCAACCGGCTTACCTCAAGGGTACAAAACTAAACGAGACGCGCAGATAGCCCTCAAGAAGTTTTGTGACACGGTAGGTTTGCCGGCCCCTGCTATAATAGATTCTGGGGGCGGACTCCACGCATACTGGGCGCTAACTAAAGAAGTGCCAAGAGCGCGGTGGTTACCAATCTGCAAACGTTTGAAGCAAGTCTGTGTTACACAAGAGTTTTATGCCGACCAAAGAGTCTTCGATGCCTCGCGTGTCTTACGCCTGCCGGGGACTTTCAACCAAAAGTATGATCCTCCTGCTCCAGTAAGTGTATTGCGTAAGTCTGCTAACCGAATTGATCCTGACGAACTACGGGAGATACTTGGAGTAGACCTTGCCGCAGAAGAAATAGAGCAAAAACCACTTGCTAAAGACCCGTTGCAAGAACTGTTTAACCAAAACTACACAAGTATTTTTAAAACCATTGTTACCCGTAAGGACGGTTGCCAACAGTTGCAGTCGTGCATACGTAACAGAGAAACGCTAGCCGAACCGCTTTGGTTTAACGCGTTGTCGATTGCTAAGCATTGCCAAGATAGCACGAAGGCAGCGAATATAATTTCGCAAGGGCATCCAGATTACAGCGCCGAAGCTACA